CCGAATCGCTTACTCCAGGTTGCTGACTGACTCTAACGTTGAACCTAGCTAGAGCCTTACCGAGTTTTGGCATCATGCACGGACGAGAATCCGTGTACTCGCAGATGCGGCGCGAAATGATAGTGCTAGCAGCCCAATTGTCGGGTATTGCAGCAGTAAGTTTCATGCCGAACAGGGATATGTAATGTTCCCAGTCATGCTTGTCAACTTTCTCCTTGAGGGCACCAAGAAAATCGTCGCCAAGGATGATACATTTGCCAGTATTACCACTCCGAATCGCATAGCAGGCTTCCATCGTGCCATTGTACAAACTATTGCGAGGGGTGGTAATCGTCGTGCCAGTGGGTAACTGGTTGAACAGTGAAGCGGTGTGACCGAAGGTGTTGTTGCTCACTTGGAAATCGATACATCCAAGGAACAGCTTCCGTAGCCATTGGGGCATTGCGAATTTAGCGAGCCATGCGTCAAAGATGACAGCAACGGAACGCCTCTGCCTAAGGTCGTTGGCAGAGAAATCGCCCTCAGCGATATGTGGATAAGCTGGATCGCAGATGAAATCAGCAAGCGCGACATCGTCACACTTGTAGGCCAGTTTGATCTTCAACGGACCTATTTTCTCTTTGGAAAACAGTTCAACAATGCGCTCCATCAAAACCATGATAGCCGGACCGGTGAGAGTATTGAACTCATCGGTACCAGCATAAATCAATCTTGGCGCCCACTTGGGGTCATAGCGCTTCAAGAGTGACTCACGTTTGACAGAGAGAGTTTTCCAACCAAGCGACCTGTAATCTTCGACGTCCAAGAGGCTATTCAAAGCCTTTGACATCCGGTCTTGTTTGTTGGGGGAAAACTTGGCCATCCAGCGAGACCTTTCGGTCTCAGTTTCCTCCCACAATGGCCAATTGCAAGAGGAAATATCCACATTCGCGACGAGACTGAGAGCTTCGTTAAGCTGCTCAGGACTAATGTCATCGCTAGTAGGAGGTTGCGAGTTGCTGCGTTTGTCAAAAGCAGCAAGATAAGACCAGAAGTCATTGGTGGTGACAACTGGAATGGCATCCTCCACCAAAGGACCAGTTTGATTGTGCGGGTTGGCTGGCTCCTTATCGCGACCAGGCTCGTCG